AGCTTTTTCTAATAATAAGGAATTAGAAGGTTGAGCATAAATTTGTATGTTATTTTCTTTTAAGTTCATTGGTATAGCCCCGCTAGCCTCATAGTATATATCTATATCCATGTCTTTTTTAGGTTCGGTTTCCCAACAAGCTTTATCAGTTCTTATAGAGTCTTCGATTAATTCACTTTCATTTAATTCCGTTACAAACTCTATTGTAAAATTACCTATACCATCACTTCCAACATAACCTCTAGGATCAAACTCACTATAATCTATACCAACTGGCGAGCCATTATCATACATTTCTCCACCAAAAGTATCTAATCTCACAAATCTAACAACTATTGAGTGTCTTTTAGCAACTAAATCATCGGGATAATTATCTGTGTGATAATTTATACTATCTATAGATATTTCTCCATTAAATATAGCAGCTTGATTTTCCGGTGCATTTGGGTTAACAAGTTGTGTATTTGCTATTATCTTGTAAACAGTTTGATCTGCATCCTCTTGAAATCTAAAACATTGACCAACACTTTGCATTCTTGATTTGAACTCTTGTTCGTTACTAGTGGCGGTACCAAAACCACTTGTCTCCCCAACTACAGAAAAACAAAATTGATTGTAAGTACCTGAACTACCTGAGCCTTGTGAGAACCCAGGCGGTAAATAGTTTTTTGTTTGTTGCTCCGGGTTGTTTCCCGGTCCATAAGGAACACCGCCATAAACGTAAGAGTTCGAACCAATATAACTAAACCCATTTATCCAATCTTCTCCTGCATAAAACTGGTCGTTAAACCATAAACTTACTGGTAATCTAGGAGGATCTCCCGGATCATAATTACCAGGAGCGTCAACTTCGTAGTCTGGATGTTCTGCTACGTAAGGATTTCTAGAATCAAAGCGGCTTGGGAGATCTACGAGTATATCATTTTCAACTCCACCAAAACCAATTCCAAGCGATACTGACTCTACTTTATTCCACCCACGGAAAGCAGGTATAGCATCAATAAATATTTTAGGGGCATTTCCTTCTGAAACTTGTGTATTGTGCCAGTTCCAAAAATCTTGAGTTCTACTATTACCATTAATGCCACCGTCCCAAATAAAAGATGGTACCACACCAGAACCAGTTTCAGTAAGACCCCAATCATTATTTCCTCCAGCAAGGTTAACAGCTTGGACAGCGCTATAATAATTGTCAATTGAATCTTCAGTATAATTTGCAATATTAAATCCGCTTGGAAAACCATCCATTCCAGTTTGTAATATAAAAGCGTCATTTTCAGGTTTGTTGGTTATATAACCTACTTTAGCGCTCATTTCCGGTTGCCATTGAGTACCAGAAGTAGAAGACGCTACGTATTCAGTTAGTATTGGATCTTTTTCTATTTTTACAAAAAATCTACCGTCAAATTCTGGTTTATTTTCTACAACCTCATCCATAAATTCCATATAATAATTTACTGCTACGTTTGCCGCAGCGTCAATTGTAAATATGTTACCTAACCTTATGTACATGTTAGCTTCCTCAGTAGTGAACTCTTCTTTCATATCACAACCTCTATCATTACCTGGTCCGGTTTTTACTCTAGCAACAGTTACCCAACGAGTGTGTAAAGTTACACTTGGGTTATCAGCAACTTCTCCAACTATTCTTACTTTAATAGTACCTTTAAACTGATCAGCTTGTATTTCAGGAGTCAAGCCACCATCAGCGAGCTCCCAGTTACCAGTGTCTGTCCTTATTGTTTTACTCCCAATTAATTTATCTGGAATACCACTTGTTGTATCTGTATCACTAAAAACATTATCAGGGTCTATTAAAACTTTTTCAAATTTTCTATAATCAGTTTTAATAAAATCTGGAGCCTCACTTTCTATTGCTAATATTTTATATCTAGCCCTGTCTACGACAGCGTTTTGTGATCCATGTTCATTTTTTAACAACAAATAAGTTTCTTCATCAACTTTATTTCTATCGACAGATGGAAAAGACATCCATATTGTTGAGTTATCATCGTCAGCAATATACCATCTGTCCATTACTAAATTATAATACTCATTAGAAGTTTCTTTTACGTAATACTTTACGTACTCCATCCAATCCTCTGGTTCTGTCTCCCAATTTTGTTTTACTCTAAATTTATTAGAAAAACTAGCTAAACTTTTATCAATACTAGTATCTCCAGTTACGCCAGAATTAACACCTATATTATAACCTCTTGCTAACACTGGCGTTTCTCTACCATATCTATCCCCAAATACCATTCCAAATTTATAATTCCTAATAGATTTAATAGATTTTTTAGGCTCAAGAGGAATTACAGTATCTGATAATAATGATTGTTCTAAATTTACTACTTTATTTATATCATATCCTTGTGTGTAATTACCAAAAACAAGTCTACTACCTGTTATCTCTTGAGTTGAAGCTGTTTTAGGTACATTATCCCAAGATCTTAATAATTGTTCATTAGATAACACTCTATGTATCATTTCTGATGTCATAGTTAGCTCACCTTTAGTTTCTTGGCCAAGAACATCCCACTCTACATCTCTACCTCTAGTTATACTTTTTATAACATATACATTTTGGTCATCTGTTGTTTTCCAAAGTATATCAATTTTCTTAACATCAATAGGTCTTATAGAATTATCTGGTATAAAATCTCTAATTACTAGTTTTCTAGTGTTATTAGACATACCTTCATTATAGCCTTTGCTAGGTGTATATGAAAAACCCCCTGGTAAAAAAGCTAATTCAGACCAAGGAGAAAAAGTAGAATATTCATTGTCTTCATATTGATACCTATAACCTATTCTACCGAATTTAGTTTCAAATAAAGGTTTTTCTTGCTCTACCTCTACGTTCCATAATGATGGTTCTTGAGATATTAAATCAGGGTCAATGAAAGTTAATTGAACTTCTATAGCGTTAGGCCCGTTAATACCAATTACCCTAGTTACAATTGTGACTGGATTATTATTATTTTCATCGCTAGTAAATCTTAATACATCATTTAATCTAACATCTTGATTCAAAAGAATATTAGCTTGTATAACTCTAGTTTCCCCAAATATAGGTTCTCCATTTTGTATAAAACCAGAATAAGATAAAGGAAAACTAACACTCCCTTCTCTATCTGTGTTACTAATTTCTAATGTTGGTGGTGATAAAGGAGCTTTTCTTATAACTGTAATATGCTCTCTTTTTATATCAGATGTTTTTACATCCCATTCTAATTCTTTTACTTCTACAAGTTCTTGATCAGCATCTATAATAGTATTATTAACAAATAACTTTGTGTGTTTAGGTCTTTCAAGGTAAGATTCAGCTGTTTGGATATTTGGAAATTCTATTATAGTATCTTCTTGTGAGTCAGGGTCTATATAGCTTTCTATTAATGAAAAAATAGTACCAGCTTTAGATCTGTCAATATTTATTTTTTTTGGCTCATTTTTACCATCTGTATAAAATAACAGATTGTCTATTATATTAATGTTTGGTATCAAAGAGTTATAATCAAATTCTAAAACCCTTTCTGGATATATAAATTTAAACGCACTTCTATAATCTATGTTGCCGTTAGTTAATTCAGTTTGTAAATTTAAGTCTTGCTCTGATTCTAAAATTAATTTATTTTCTTGTATATCTATTATTTTAACCCCATTGCCTTGAGAATTAACAAATAAATGTTCACCGTCATTGTTATAGAAATAAGCAATCATGCCGATTCTATACAGCGATCCGTCTAATACTTTTAATTCTAAACCTATAGATGTAGCGGTTACATTGTCCGCACCTATTACATCATGCAATCTACCAGTAACTCCGTATTTATCAACAAAAATAGGTGTACTAGTTTCTGTTGTAGCGTCTAATTCAATTATACTATCTATCCAATGTCTTAATCCATCACCTGAATTCCAAAAATCTGGATTCCCAGAATATACACCCATTATATATGTATGCGTTATAGAATCAAATCCACCTTCTGGTAAAGGTGATGCCGCGAAAAAATAAGCCTTATCATTTTTTTCATCAGCAACGCTACCTACGAATTTAGTGTATAATAAAACATCATCTTCATTAGGAAGCGTATAGGTCTTAGTTATATGTGCAACACCTTTATAACTATTACCTTTAATATTTTGAACTACGCCAGCATCACCAATGCCATTTTCTCCGCTAGTAGTTCTAACTTGTACATTTAAAGCATCTCTATATTCGCCGTTACGAACTAATCTCTCATCGAGATCTTTGTTCATTTTACCGGCTGTAAACGTTCTTTTAATTTCCGGCATAATTATTTAATTTGTTTACCCATACCTTTTAAGACTTGAGTAAATTCTTCTATTTTTATATTTGATAATCTTATTTTTGCTTTTCTAGTCTCAGCAAATCTTTCTTTTTTAAATCTTTGTACTATGTACTCTGGTATATTTGATCTAGATGATATTATACCATATGCTATATGTTTATAACAAGCTTCTTCACAAAACTTATGTACTATCATTTCAGAGTCAGTCCCTAGTCCATCACTAACATAGTGTAAAGTTATTGTGGTACCAGCTAATGATGAACCAAACTTTATAACGCCTCTTAAGTTATCTATAAAATAACTACCATTTATTTGTGAGTGTTCTGGTTCTAGCCCATATCTTCTACCCTCAGTAGATATTTCTATATCAGATGAATAGTTTATATCATATAATTGATAATTAACTGGGGTTTGCGATTCAAAATTTGCGGAAGTATTACTAGGTGCTTGCTCTATTGTGGAATCTAATTCAGCGTCTAAATCTGTATCTTCAAATAAATAATCACCATTATCATTTTGAGTTATAGCAAAAGGATCTGAAGTTTTTCTAGCTGGATATAAAGGTCTTTCTAAACCATCGCTACCTATTCTTACTACTTTTATATAGTTAACATAATCTTGAGGTAACACCATAGATAATGTGTTAGGTACTTCTATCTCTTGTGATTTAAAAGATTTTAACACATCGTATGATAATTCTTGTATAGCTCGCATAGCGTGAAATTGTACATCAGTCCTATTCGCTTTTGATATCACTTTACCTTCACCAATATAAATATACATAAATGCGTTTATTATATTCTCTAAAGAAGTGAATTGATAATTACCGTAATTACCAGAATTATTTGAGTTATAATATTGAGCTTGTGTTGTTCCGTCTAGTAATCCCATAATTAACTATTTTGTTCTTGTTTAGTTAGTTGCATGCCTGCTGCCGCTGATTGTTGAACATCAGGTTGTTTTATTGTTAATCCAGCTAACATTAATATTCTATATACTAAATCTTCTTCTTCAGATTCGTGTAATTCAAAATTAGTACTATTTGTACTATTATACAAAGCTTTACCAACAATTACTGAATATCCCCAACTTGGAACAGTTGGTCTTTTATAGTAACTTACTTCAAAAGATTCTTGATCAAACACATTATCAGCGTTAGTATCAGTATCGTATGTTGTAGAAGAAGGTGTTGGAAACACGGTTACTACACCTGAATCTTCTCTAACAAAGGTTGATCTAGTTAGTGTAGCTTTTAATAATGGATTATTCTCAGTATACGCAACTTGACTTTTATTAACTTGTGTTACTTTATTTCCATTTCTTGTTATACCGATTAATTTGTGAGTATTTGTAGGAAGTATTAAACTAGCTGTTGCTGTACCAACAGATTCATCTACGTGAAAAAAATGTAGTTTTTCTTCTAACATCTCCACCTCGTCAGCATAGTTCATTTGGTTTTTTGGCTTACGTTCTGCCATTTTAATTCCGTGAAAGTAACTGTTGAATATCTCTATTTGGGCTTTATCAGCAAATAAGTTAAACTCTTGTGGGGTTATATAACCTCTTTGTTCTTTATTAGCTAAAGCTAAAACTTTTTGATATACTCTATTTATATCTACTGCCATCTGTTTATTTTTAAATATATTTTACTATATTATAGTTACATAATAAAGCGGAAGGTTAGCCCCTAAATAAAAATAGCCACCCAAAAATGAGTGGCTATTAATATTAGTTAAAAGATATTAATTAAATCTTTTTTCTATGTTTGAGTATATTTCCATACCTTCATCAGTTTTAAACCAATGCGCTAAGGCTGTATATGGATGCTCATCAAAAGGAACTGTCATTATTTTTCTATTATTTGAACCCCAAGTAAAATACCTTTGGTCGCTTGACAGCTTTAATATTCCTTCTTCAACAGCTTTGATACCAAAGTTTCTAAGTTGAACATTATCATCATTAGCTAATTCTAAAAATAAATTTGGATTTCTTCTAGCAAATAATAATAAATCTCTTTTTACCTCTTTAGAACTCATCATAGATACTTCAGATCCTTTTTCAACTCTCATAATAGCTTCAGCTAAATCAATATCCATTTGTCTAGCCATTAATATAGCATCAGCCTCCATTTCTAGTATTTCAATTTCATTTTTAGCTATTTCAACAGGCTTATGTTCATAAAATATTTTTCCATTGTGAGGATGATATAATGATAAAAATTTTTGCAAAGTTACTTTTTCTTTAGGAACATATAGACTCCCACTTCTAAAAACAATATGCTCTAATCTTTGAACACCTTTCATCTCGTCAACAAAACAAGTTGTTTGATTTTGGCAATACTTTATTTCTCTTTCATAACCTTTTTTTTCATCAAACCAAAATAAATTTGACGTTCTTATAGAGTGGGATAATGGTTTATTTCTTCCTTTTAAATAATAAACTCTTTCTTTTATTTCCCAATCGTCTTTTTGTTTAGCTTTTATTTTAGGAGCTTCAACCTTAGGTTGTTCTTTTACAACCGGCTGTTCTTCAACAGCAACTGTTTCTTCAACTATAGGTTCTTCAACCTTAGTTATTACTTTTTTCTTTGCCATAATATAATATATAATATAATTAATAAAAATATAAGGGCGATACTTGACCGCCCTTATAAGTAAATAGTCTTACTTCATTAACATAAAGTTGTTCGCACCTTGTGTGATTAAACATCTTTCTGATAAGAAGTGTAACTGCATTGCATCTAATGCTGATGTAGCAGCTCCAACTGAACCAGTGGTCCAAGTCTTCATTCTTCTATCATCAGTAGCAGAAGCTCTAAATCTAACGTGTAAGAAAGGTCTTTTCATGTTTTTACCCATTTGTTGATCGTAAACAGTTGAAACACCTGCGGGAATCATAACACCTCTAATAGCATTAGATCCAGCCACAGCATTAATACCACCTCTTGTAGCTAAATCATTTAAGTATCTAAAGTCAGATTTATAAAAGTCATAAGAACCTCTTCTAAATCCTGAGAAACCTAAATTTAATGCCATATCTTCGTCGTTGTCAAATACTCCGTAAGAAGTACCTCCAGCTCCGTAAGAATTCATTGAAGCTAACATATCGTCCATTGCTAAACTAGTAGCTCTGTTTATAAACATCATGTATTCTTCAATAGCACCTTGCTTGTCAAACTCTGCTAGTATAGCGTCAAATTCAGCTAAATCAGTAGCAGCGTTAACACCAGTAACACCAGTAGTAACATTACCTCTTTTTTCAATAGCATCAAATAAACCTTGTGTACCAATAACATCACCATTATCAGTAAGGAATGCATCAGCTTCATTAGCACCAGTAGTACCAATTCCACCACCATAGTTATGAGCAGCGTCAGATCCAATAACTGCTTCTAGCATAGCCATTTCTAAATAGTCATTAAATCTAGCTCTTGTATCAGCTTCAGCTTTTAAGTACCATAAATAACCATTTTGGCCCATTTCAGTCGAAACTTCTACCCAACCAATTCTTGAAGCGTCTGATCCAGATACCTCGTAATAATCTTTTAATATAATTGGCTTATTTGAAAAAGATTTGAATGATGGTTCGTTAGCTGTTCTAGAATCTTGTGTTTTACCGCCGTCACCAACATTTTGATAATAACCAGTTCCTTTTGCAAATTCAGAGCCATATACTAATATAGTAGTTGCAAAATCTGCAGTGTTACCAGATGTTGGTATTGTAGTACCGTCATACGCTCTAATAGTACAATTTAAACCAGTAATACTTGTTACCACACCTTTGTAAACACCAGTTGGTGCAGCAACAATAACAGTATCATTTACTCTAACACCATGTGATGTTACCGTATTACCATCAATATCTTGCTGAATAGTAACAACGTGATCACTGTCTATGTCACACTTATAAGATAAATGTAATCTACCTTGTTCAGACCATACGACTTGATCAGAAGTCATAGCCTCTTCTGCTCCAACTTGAGATAAAAAACCTGATATAGTTCTCGGTCCGAAAACTTCAGCTTCTTTCTCCATTAAGTCAGGCAGGTATTGTTGAGCCCAACCAGCAGTGGTTGTACTCGTAAAATCGATATAATTTGTAGATAGTGTTTGCTGTATTGGAGCTGGAACACTATTCAAATTAAGTCCTGTTGTAATTGCCATAATTTATAATTTTTTTAAGTTAATTTTTCTTTCTAATTTTAAAAGATCTGTTTTTAATATCAGAAGAAGATTGACCTAAAACCTTATACTTAACACCCCCAACATTTGTTTCGCCGTGCGTTTTCCTAGGCTCTAAATTAATATTTTTATCTCTAGCAACTCTGTCTTTGATTGCATCAGCTTTACCTTGCTCGTAAAAATGTTTAGCAATCTTATCAGCGTTCATAGCAGTATATAAAGATTTGTGATAACCCTCTGCATCTTCAATAGTTGATTTGTCTTCGCCAACAAATTTATTAACGAAATTATTAATATCACTTTGGGTTGTCTTTACTTTATCAGCATCTTTAACATTAAATCTATATTTTTTATCCCCGACATTGTATTCAAAACCTTTGAAATCTTGTCCAAAGAAACTATTAGTTTTATTTAAAAATGTTCTTTTGCTTTTTTCAGATAACTTCTTCTGTTTTTCAGAATCTTTGTTGTATTTATGATAGAAATTAATTGCTTCTTGTTGTTCATTGGTCAACTTTGACCCAGCTTTAATTTCTTCATAGTATTTAGACCTTTGCCTGTCTAAGTGGGCTCTAGCCTCGGCAACTTGCTCTTTGAGGGCTATTTTCTTTTTACGTATATCTTTCTCATCATCAACGCTATCATCATAACCAAAATTATCTTCTAATAAAAAAGATCTTTCTTCTGGCGTTAAATGAGATTTTGTTTCTCGATAATACTCGTTTAATACATCAGAGTCGTCCATTTCTTTAACGTCTCTGTTTAATTTTACATAGTCGTTTAAATCACCACCAGTTTCGTTCATAAACTCTACTAACTTTTGCACGCCTTCTGGTAAAGGCTCTCCAGTTGCCTCTGATTCAGCTATTGCTTCTTCAACTACTTCTTGTACTTCTTGTGTTTCTTCCTCTGTGACTTCTTCCATTACTGGTTGTTCAGTTTCAACTGTTTCTTCAGCAGGCTTTTCGTCTATGTTTACTTTTGTTACATTATCCCCTTGTTCAACTTGAGGCTTTTTGTCTAAATCTATTTTAATAACATCTGGATCACCAGCACTATCAAACTTAGATTCATCTATTTCTTCTACAACCTCTTCAACGGGTTGCTCTTGATTTTCGTCTGTTGTCTCTTCAACAGAGTCAGTTACTTCTTCAGTAACCTCTTCATTTAGTTCTATCATAATAAAATTTTATAAAATATTAAATATTAAAGTTGGACATCTTCCATGCCCGCTCCTCCCGTAAGTATATCATTACCAGAAGATTCGAATTTTTTAAGAGATTCACCCTCTTTTCTTTTATCAATCATTTGCATTTGATGACCTGCTTGTCTATCAACTCTTTGGTCTCTTCTATCCTCTCTCATACCTTCCATTTGATTGTTGTTTTGTTGTTTCATTCCTTCTAGCTGAGAGTTTAATTCAAACTCAAATTGCATTAATTCTTTTTTAGCTTGAACTTCAGCTTGTAGATACTGTGTTTTTAATTGACTTTTAGTTTGCTCTATCTGTGCTTCAATTTGCATTTTTTGTTGATTCTTTTGCATCTCAGCTTGAGCAGATGCTTGCTGTGCTTGAGCATTAGCCTGAGCCTGTGCTTGCATGTTTTGTTGTTGAATTTGTTGATCTCTTTTTTGCTTAGCTTTTCTTTTTACTTTTAATAACTGATTAGCTAACTTTAAGTTTCTAACATTACGTAAATCAATAGCATCATCTAAATCTATTAATTGCTGAGCTAAAGCAGCTTGTATATTGTTTTCTAATAAAGCTTTCTCCTCTTCATCCGGCATTAACTCTATAAATATACCAAAATCATATAAATGTAGATTTTTCATTTCTTCCAACGTGGCAACGTTATGTGCACCTAAAGCTCTAATAAAAGCATCTTTAGTTGGAGAGTATTCTATTATATCTGCTATACGAAGCGATAGACACTCTGCGACTTCAGCTGTAACGTACAACATGGATTGTAATATATGTCTAGTTGCAGTATTAGAGTTAGCTGCTGCCATTTTCTGTACGCCAACTAAAGCGTTTCTATCTGGAGTACTAGCATCTCTAGCTTCATTTAATCCGGTTACATCTCTTATCATCTGTAGATAATAATTATAAGTGGTAATTAAACTTTGTAATTTACCACTATTTACACCGTTACTTATTTGTTGTATTGGTACTTTACCAGGATTCATATCTCCCTCAGAAGTGAAACTCCTACCAATAACACTACCAGTTTGAAAAAACATATTTAAGGCCTCTTGTGGATTGTAATTTGTTCCATTACCTAAATCTATTTCAGCTAAACCATCAGCATCTAAGTATACGCCATCCGGTACCATTCTCGCCATTACTTGTTGTAACTTTAAATGCGTTAACTGAATCATGTCAGCAAAACTTGTTATTCTACTAACTATTGATTCAATCCTACCTTCATATATTCTAGGCGCAACAATTTGATAATTCATCTTAACCCTACCAAAATCAGAATCACTCCTCATCATGTTAGGACACATTCTCCACCTTAGTATTTTATCTGAGCCCACTATATAAACACCTTCATATAAAGTCTCAACAACTCTTTCTAACTTCTCAAAATCTCCTTCCATATCAGAGGGCGGATTAAAAGTATCATCTTTTTCTATTATCCTATCACCGCCGGAGGCTGTTGATTTTAATTTGTAAACATTATTCATGTATGTTTTATAATTGAAATATAAAACTTGAACTTTGTTTTTATCTTTATGGTTTACGTAATCTAGTGGATAAGAATATTTATCTACTATATCTTTTACATCAGACTCTGTTAATTCTGGAAACTCTTTTACTAACTCATTTATTGGTATTTCTTTCATTTCACCAATATAATATAAGTCTTCGAAATAAGGTGATTCAGTATGTGAATAAACTAAATCAGTGGGATCAACATATTGTGCTTTAGCTCCATTGCTAAAATCAAACGTAGTTTTCGTTGCTCCAATACCAATAACCGTTAAATCATATAATACTCTTCTTCTTATCAAATCATAATCACTATCTTCTAGTAATACATTTATAGCTTGCTCTTCAGCTAACTCAACAGCTTGCTTGTAGTTTAATTGCATGTGTAATGCTAATTCCTCTTCTGTATCTGGTAACGTTTCCGGGTCATTTTCTCTTAATTCTATACCTAGTTGCTCTGAGGCCATTTTATCAAAATCCTTAGCACGCATATCGCGTAACATGGATTCCATATATTTTGTACGCTTACTAACTCCATATTCATCTTGTGAGAAACAATTTATTTCGTAGTTTCTTTGTGCCATACCGTTTACTACGATATCAACAAACTTAGGAATAATTGGAACAGGTTTCCAATCTAAATTTAAATAAGATAAATCACCATTTATAGATAACTCATTTTTATATTTTTGTATAGGCTGTTCTCCTCTTGCGTATAGTCTTAACGTGTGGAAATTATTTCTATGACTATTATACTTAGATGTAGTGCCCGAAAACCACTCGTGTCTTATTGCTCTTGCTACTTTTAAACCGTAGTCTTCACTTAGTTTTTCTAAATCGCTTACCGCTTGTGATGGGAAATTTATAGAGTGTTCTAGTCTCATATTTTATTTTTAATTATCTGTGATGAAAATCCTTTATTATTATATTTTGATATACTTAAATTTAACGCTTCTTTTTTCTGCTTAGGATTAGGTCTATATAAATGTCTATTACAAGCCATTATTGCTAAACCCGAACTAATAGAAGCATCGTGTTTTGTTCTTTTATTTATGTCAAATTTTGACCAATCGTTTAATGTCTCGTTAAAATACATGGTACCGTAAGTACCATCTTGTAGTAATCCAACGTGATCATTAATATACATTTCAATAGCTGCGGCATGAGCTTGTTTTATATCCTCACTTGAGTTGGGTATTCCACCAACCTCTTTTTCTGCTACAGATAGTTTGTTCCAAATCTTATCTGGTCTATTCATGCTAAATCCTCTATAACCTCTTCTTCGTAAATAGTACAATAATCTAGGTTTATTGTTTTCTGCTAATATTGGCATCCCATAAAATACTAATGCCATTAAAATATCTTCAAAAAATATTTCAGCAGTTTGAGGTCTTGCTATGTATTCTAAAAAGAATGTATTAGCCGGAGCATCTTCCATTGAATATTTTGTTAATCCATGTAAAGCACCTTTTGATCCTCTATTATCTACCGTTCCAGATATATCATATGAGTCACAACCAAACGCGCCCATATGTTCATTACCTGGATATTTTACGCCATTTTTTAATATAACGTTATTTTGTAATTTTCCACCTGGTACCCAACTAACTTTAAACCGTCCATTTGGATCTGGATTAAAAGTAACT